CACACAGTGTAAGAGTAACTCTTATATACTGTGAATCGACTACCACCCGGTGCCTTCACCCGCTTGGAGATGAACTTCTCCTTTGCAGGTTCGGCATCCGACCCTCGTAAATCGTGCATCAATTTCCTCATGAGAAAACTGGACACTTTCTGTGAGACAGGCCTTTTAATAAGCCTGCTATACCTCCAATTGCAGTTAAGATATACCTTGCCTTTCGGCTCAGCACAATGCAAATAAGAGTCGAAATCTTCATCGGATCGAGGCCCAATAAGATACCTAAACTTCTCTGGTATCCATTTTGCCATACACCGACAAGTCAAACTATCTTCTAACCCAAACCTAAGCGAAAGGAGTCGCTGTATCCGATTTACATCGGTAAACAACTCATTTAGCGTGGTCGGAGCATCATTGAAGAATACTGGTCGAACGGGTCTTCCCAGAATCCAGTCAGAACCACAACTCTCTCTCACGGGGCCGTCCAAAAACGACTTCTCGAGGTTGAGCTGGAATCCTGCACTTTTCAATGCCCTAATAACCTTAGATGACATGTCCTTACGGACAATAATATCGTCACCAAATACGGATAAATCCGTTTTAAAGTCACAGGTACCTTGATGCGCTTTGATTGCCCCATAACAAAGGGCCGCAAAGATCGCGGATTCTAACGCAAATGTGAATCCGTTACCCATCGAGGAAATCTTTTCATAAAGAAAAGTCTCGTTACCCAGTCTCCCTTTCGGAGATCGGATTTGCGACAGGTAGAGATACCACTCATAAGGCAGCAACAGTTGACAAAGCTTCAGAGAAATACTATCTGATGCATTTGCCAGATCTAACGTGACGTACGAACGCCGCGATGGATCAGTTGAACCTAGGTAAGCTAAGATCTGATTCTTCTCTTGTGAGTCGAGGTCGATGTCCCACCGTTTTAAACGCGTGCGGATATGCCCGTCAACACCAAGTTGTAACATCAGATTCAATGATGGCTCAATTGCGATCGAGCGCTCAGTTTCAGCACTCTTTGGAACAAAAGCGATTCGATTTCCAGCCACAATCTTAATAACGGAGGACCAGAATACTTTTTGATTCAGTATTGCCGTTTTCGGAATGTTATTCCTTCTACGGTAATCATCTTCTAAAGCACCCAGCCAACGTTTGTTGGATTGGATTAGAAACCTTGCTGCCGGTAAAGCTCTTGCGGTACAGGAATAGGGCCAATCGTTGTATTTAAAAAATACATTGGCTTGACCTTTCTTCGTGTCCAGGTTACTTCCCGGCCCATGACGTGACCATCTCGTCAACAGTTCCTTCGTGGTACATGTATCACCAAGGACCTTCCTAAGAAAAGAACGTGCATGTGTAAACACTGCCGCGTCCTTCTCGGTTTCGCCCCATGATAAAGCTTTATATCCACTATGGTTATAAGCTTGACACGCAGCTTCTGCATCTCGAAATTTCTTGAGAGCATTTGCTTTTCGCATGTCGTCATCGGTCTTGAAACGGAACTTTTTTAGAAGTGCTGATAGTTGGTACTTTGCACGCGATTTACTTACGTGTTGAGTACTTTCAACAGTGAGACTTTTACTTAGGTTCTGTAAGCCC